TCCTCGTAAGGCTTGAGAATCATTTTGTTGTAAAATTAAAACTCTATCACTTTTAGTTTTTGCCAATTTAAGTTTATCTAAAACTTCAGGTATAGTAAGTGTCATTTTTATAGTAACTCCATAATTTAGAATTCAGAAACGCTATCAATAAGATATTTCAATCCATTATCTACAAAGTAATTTAGCATCTTTTTTGTATCTCCAGTTTTTCCAGATTCATATATTTCAATAATCTTTGATTGAATATCACCAGGCGTAAACTCAAGATCTATTAGCATTTCATTTCTTTTATAGTTTCTTAACATTATATCATCGCAAAACTCTTCTGGAGTTTTAAACGACAACCATTCATCTAATTTAGTCTTTCTTATAGGTCTTTGTCTGGCAAACTGCGTAACAAAAACTGCATCATTTGATAGAAAGTTTGGCACTCCATCCCCAGAATCACCTTTAAGTATATGCTCAGTCAAAAACTTTTTTGGATCATCAGTTTTCAAAAATCTTTTAACTAGCGGAGAATATTGAACAACATTTTCATATTTTTGCAATTGCAAAAAATCCTTATCTCCAGATATAATTAAAACTTTTTGAGGCACTTTTACTAATCCATCCCCAGTCAATTCATTTTCTTGAGAATATCTCGCAAGAGTTCCTATAATATCATCAGCTTCAGCAGCATCTACATGAATAACCATATAGGGAAATATATCCCTAACTTCATCTCTAATTTTATTTAGAGTTGAAAATATTAAATTCCAATCAAATTTTGAACTATCTCTATATTTTTTTCTATTAGCCTTATAGTATTGAAATGCAGACTTTCTCCAGTAATGTCTTCCATCAGCACAGAAAACTAATTTACCATACTCTCCAGAAAACTTTTTCTTGTATGATAATATTGTGCATAAAACCATGTGCCGAATTAAATCTTCAGAAATGTTAGAGTTAGGATTAGATCCTATCTGAGACATTAGACTCGAAATTAATGTTTGATTAAAATCTATTAGAATCATGTGAATTCTTTCCTATTGATGTTTTTTAAAATTTCATGCATAATTTCAGCATTACTCAAATCAGACAACCTTTCACCTTTAATTTTTTGAATTCTATCAAGGTTCTTTATTATATCTATAACAGTGAAGAAGCCTTTACGCAACATCCAAGATTGATATTTTGAAAATAGAAAACATATAAAAAAGGCTAATAGAAATGGATATATACTAACTGTATTCAAATTACCTCCTAAACTCTTTCTGGCAAATTCATCAATTCAGTTCCTGACAATTGAAAAATTACACTTTTTTCATAAAAACTCTTTAATCGATTCATTAAATAAGTGCTTTCTTCATCGACACAATTATCATCAATTGCAGTCAAAAGTTCTTTATAAGTTCTATGAAAACTTTTATTGTAAACACCCTCTTCATAAGTTGAATCAATATCAGATTTATTAATTTTCATTTTTCCGCCATACCTATACATAGCATACTTATGAATGATTTTATCAGTCTCATCAGAATTTATTGCATTGCATAAAAAGCGCAAATACAAAATATTTGCATATTTATTTTTATTTCTTTTCAATAAAAATTTATCATTAGACCATATTGCATTATGTAAGGATTGTATTTCACCTATTGGCAACAAATAAATGTGCTGTTCAATGTCGCAATTAACATCAGGCCAGAAGTTTTTCAAATTTATATGTTATAAAGAATCTCTTGCCTTTTGCGATCTACTTCTAAATTCATCATCAACAAGATATTCATCAACAAGTAATTGAGAAGTATTTTTATTAAACCAAGTAATAGACTTTTTATCTAATCCATCATCAAATAATTTTAAATTTATCCAAAGTGATTGAGTTCTATTCTGCTCTAATAGAGTATAATAAGAATAATCTTCTGAAGAAAAGTTTTTAGAATCTATATCAGAAACAAATTTTACACAATCAAAAGATGTTGGTCTTTTTTCAACTTCATAGGAATCATAAGTTCTAACATCTATTCCATAGTTATCAAATATAAATTTTGCTAATTTTATTGTTATTAAAACATCAAATTCAGATTCATGTTTTTGCACTTCATCATCTTTTAATATTCCAAAAGATTTGCAAACCGACTCTAAAGTTAGTATAGCTCGCCCGTCATCTTTTTTACGCAATCTGGCTCTAAAGGATTCATCAGTTAAAGACAACTTTTTTACTACATGCAGAAGATCGCCATAATGTAAATTTCCACCAAAATATGGATTTAATCCATTTCGTATCATGGAAGTTCTAAGATATGGAACATCAAAAGAGTTTGAATTATATCCTATAAGTTTTGTGAAGTCTTGGGATGATATGGATCTATTAATTAAATTATATATTTGAAGAGTAGCTTCAGTTTCATTTATAGAACATGAATTTTGGTGCTCAATAACATCAATTTTATTTGCTAAAATTGCTTCTGGGACTGGAAGCTGTAGTTTAGAAATCTTAACATTTCCTTTAGTTTCAGATATTACATTCCATTGATCATCAACTTCAAAAAATGCATAGTTAAGTATTTGCCCTGCAAAATTTAAATCACTAGTTTCCAAATCAAAAAATATAGTATTCATAATTAAAATGCTCTCAACAATATAGTGTCAGTATTAACTCTTCCATTTACTTTTGTGGACTTAGTTTTTAAAGACTGAATGAGTTTTTTTATTTCAACTTTTCCAGAATTCAAAACTTTTGGAAGAATTTCTTCTGGCTTTCTCAGAATCTTGCAACTAGACTTACTCTCATTAAAGTTTTTGATTGTAGTTCCAGAGACAATAAATCCATGCGGATTTGAGCAAACATAATGAAAAATCTTTCTAGTTTTTACATTATACGTCCATAGATGATTAGCACCAACTATTCTTGTTGGCGGAATACTTCTAATAGATTCATATTCTTGCAAGTATTTTAGATTTTTGATTTGCTCTATTGGTGGCTTCAACTTTTTAGATTTAGCAACTCTATTTTTATCAGTGGCAACTTTTAAATTTGCAACTCTTTCAGTTGTAGAATCAATAATCTTTTCAATGAAAGAAATATAATGCTTCATATCTTTTTTAGATAAGAAACCGTAGCCTTCTGTTAATTGTTCGCATGATTTAGATTGTGCTTCTCTCAATTCTGCTAGAAAGTTTTCTTCAAGATATTTTGATATCTTATTGCACTGGATAGAGTTTACAGAATTTGCTCGTAACCAATTTTTAATACTTTCATCTTTTTTAAATCGCGTCTTATCTTCCGATTGTATAAACTCATCAATTTTTTCATCAATAAATGACATGCACTCAAAAAACTGATTCTTCATGTTTTCTTGAATGTTGTTAGTGGAAACTGATTTCTTTTTTTTAAGTTCTTCTTTTTGCTTTCGCAGTCTTTTATTTTTTTCTAAGGCAAGTATTCGATTTTTTTCTTCTTGTATTGCATCATCATATTTGGTAGATGACATCTCTGGCGTATTGTATCTAATTCTACACACCCAACAAACACTTGTTCTAACACTTTCATTAGATTGCGTTAAAATTTTTAGCTCATCTTTAGGCGTTTTAATACTTTTTAAATATTCTATAAAATATTTTTTAGCATCTTTTTCTGATTTGTTATAACTATACCAATTAAATAGTGGAATAAATTGATCTTTTGTATTGAATTGACCCCAAACTGGCTCACTTTGTTCTTGAGAAATCTGAATTGTTCTTGCTAGTTTTCTTTTAGCCATTTAGTTCTCCAAATAAACATTCTAAAATCACATCTAGTATACAAAATATAAATTAGCAAGTCAATGCTTTTTTTTAGTTTTTCTCTTACATAATGAAATATATTCTCTTCTAAATGACTCAAATTCTCTCAATAACTTTGTTCTACTTTTATTTTCAGTAGTTCTTAGGGGAGAAATAATTCTATCTACAAATTCTTCTGGGCTGAAAACACAAATAACACGACAATTAGCATATTGGGAATGTGCGGATGCAATTCTCTTTCTTTGTTTTTTATATTGTGAGTTCACTTCATCACTAAGTGCATTTAAAATAATTTCCCTATCTTTTCTAGGCATTCTCTTTAGTACTGGTCGAATTTTTTTTAAAAGGTTAGTGCTTAAATTGCATCTTAAGGAAGTTCCATGATATTCTATTATTCTTCCAAAATGTAAAAAATCAAACGTACATTTTCCAATTTGAATGTTATATGTTTGTCCCTCTATTGCAATCCATTTAGAATATTTTTCCAGTAACTTAACACAAGCATATTCATGCGAACTGCAAAACTTAATATTTGTTTTTTGAAGTTTCGATTCCTTTCCAAAACTCACCGAGTCCAGTTTAGGCAAAGAATTTTCTGTTGGGTTTACATTATTTTCTTCACGTTGTTCCATAAAATCTCTTAAAGATTTCTATTCCATGATATAATAACCAAGTTTCGCAATGTAGTATGAATCTATTATATCTGAAAGGGGAGATGCGCCAGCAGGACAATTAAGTTCTGAAAATATTTTTACATTACATTCATAATCAAAAGATTCTTGCATTAAAATTTTATTTGCATTTCCTTTCCCAGTCGCAAACTTTTTTATCTTACTAGGAGCAAACTTTTCAAATTTATAATTATTTTTCCAGAGTTTATGTTTTAACAACCCTACACACTCTCCAATATTAAAAACAATTCCAGTTGCTCCAAAAGCATAGTCCTCTAGATATACCATAGAGTTTTTGGGAATTTTTGAGATTGCCCAATCAGAAATTGCATCAAATCTTTCTTCTTGCGTTTTAAACTCTGAATGCATCTCTCCGATTAAATAGTCAGTTTTTATAAAATGCTTTTTTCTGGTAGTCAAATAATAAAATTTACAATTCAAAATATTCCAATGCTTACCTATATGAACACACACGCTAGGCGATGACATTGAATAATCAATTCCTACTGTAATAAGTTCATTCTTCATCCAAGTCATCATCATAATAATAATCATCTGAAGAATCATATTCTTCAAAAGTGTTTAGAAGCGGCTCTCTTCTAATAGTCATACTTGAACTAGCTTCTTCAAGATAATCCGAACAGAAAGGACAAAATTGAATTTTATCATTCTCTTCAGATCCTATACTTATTGTAATAATTTTAACTATAGAATAGCATTCATTACATGCATATTTTTTGCCTTTTGCCATAATAGAGATTCCTTGGTTAATAGAAATATTAATTATATTTCACAATGACCAGCAGTACAGGCAAGCTCTCTAGTTGAAGTTGTCGTATCTTCTTTTTCATAAGTTGAAAGACCTTCCCATTCTATATATTCAGGCATTTCATCTAAAAGTTTTTGATACTCTTCTTGAGTGCAATCTTGATAAGGAGCTTGCTTATATACAAAGTCACTAAATGGTAAGAATGATATTCCAGAAATATCTTCAAAGTTTTTATAAACAAAAGCAGCAACATCTAACCATTCATGCTCTTTTACAGAAACAGTTATTGAAACTGTATGCTCTGCCCAAAACTTTTTATAGAAGATCCAAAGTTCTAAATGCTTAATTGCATTCATGTCGGTTCTGAATATCGCATTTTTTGGCGATTTAACTGGAAAAGAAAATACTGTAGTATGTTGAGGTTTTGTTAAATCAGGCTCATTTGGAAATCCTGCATCTTTCATTAAAGAGCATAATGGATCTTTATTATCTGCTCGAACAGTTCTAATGTAATATTCAGAATGCCTTGGATGTATTCCTGAAGCAGAATCAACAAATTGCGAAACTGTATTATGAGTCACACAACCATTGTGTAG